ACCCGAAGCGCCGTATATCCGGCGTCTGGGGATGCTCCACAGTAGCACACTATAGCGAGTGAAAGGGAAAGGCTGAAAGGCGCGGCTGTGAGGCCATGAGGCCATGGGGCACTGGGGCCATGAGGCCATGGGGCACTGGGGCCATGAGGACATGGGCAGTCAGGCCAGGGGCCATGAAGCCATGAGGCTGTGAGGCCATGGGGCCATGGGGCCATGAGGCCATGAGGCCATGCCAGACCATGCCATGGGGCGGACATAGAAACGCACGGCGCGCCATGTCCGGCGGCCGTGCGTCCTGTCACGCCAGACAGGGAGTCAATCAATCTGGCATGTAGTTATCCATGATGGAGTCAAATGTGCGCGCGTCATACTGAGCGAGATTCAATCGGCCGAACCATTCGATTTTTGCGATCTCACGCGCCATGAATGTTAGCGCCGCCAGAACGGCCGCGCCGCAAATGTCCGGCGCGGCGTTCATGCGGCGGATTCCATCTCATACATGACGCAATTCAACACGTCCGCGGCCGCCGCCATGACGCGCGCAACATGCGGCGCGCACATATGGGCGCGGATCACGTCCAGGGCGGAAACAATCCGATTCACGTTGGATTCTCTGTCCGCGTCCATGGCCGCAAGGCGGATGGATTCGCACGCGCCATAGATTGCGAGGTGCTCTTTTTCCGGCAGTGCGGACACGCGATTAAACACGTGCGCGCGATTTTTCAGCGTGTTTGCAGCTGTTGCAAGACGATTGTTCATGATTTTGACTCCCGTGTTTGATTTATCCTGACTCCGTTATACGCGTGAAACGTTAAAGAATCGTTAACGCCGGAAAAAATGCCGCGCCGCCGGACAGGACTCCGGACAGGCGCGGCGAGTCTGGCGGAGCGCTATTATTTGCCGCTATAGAGGCGCTGATGGGTTGGTGAGTCGCTAACCATGATTTCGCCTATATATTCAGGCACGGCGACATTACCGTGATTGACGATACGCCAGGCTTCATCGCGCATGGAGGGGCGTGGTTTATTGATTCGATTTTTGTCAGGAATCCAATAGCGCAAATGCAATGTTACCCGCCGCGTGTCGCGCGTGATTTCGTATTTCCGGCTCAGATCGGCGGCGTAATTTTCCGCCGCCTCGCGCGTTTCCCACGCCGTAGCGCGCGCCGTATTACAAAATCCGCGTTCATTTTCCAGAACAAAAAACATGATAGTGACTCCTTTTGATTGATCCTGACTCCGTTATAGCGCCAAAATCCTAATAAACCGTTAATGCCGCGCCCGGTTCTGACTCCGCCGGGCGCGGCGGGATTGCGCCGCTTATGGGACTGGGGAATCAGGCGGCGGCGCTATTCGGTGCGGGCGCGCCGCGCGTCAAGCTCAGGTGATCTGCCAGGGTGCGCATGGCATGGAGCGGGATCAAATGACATCCGGCGCGGATAGTTCCATCGGCGGAAATATGGTCAATCTCATAGAATCCAGCCTTGAGTCTCTCGCCATTGCGCCGCCATTCGCGGCTATTATCGGCGCACCATTCGGCCTTGCGCCATGCCATGACAGCGGCTTTCAAAGGCGCGTGCGCGCCGCCGGACGTGATGACCTCATTTCCGCGCGCATAGACGGCGTAGACTCCATCGCGCGCGCCAGGCAGATCACGCGCGACATACGCGCAATCATGCGCCAATGACTCGTCGCGCGCGTATCCCGCCGCCCATGCCTGCCAATCGGGATATGCGGCGGCAAATGCCTCATGCCGCATAAGGCGCTCAATGCGGGCGATCTCTTGCGCCGCCCTGTATTCGGCGTCACGCATGGCTTCTTGCGCTTTTTCCGCCATGCGCGCCCGGCGGGCAAGCGCCGCCGCCTTGTCCCATACGGCGCGGGCGCGCGCTACAATGGCAGGATCAATCCAGCACGGAATCAATCCATCCGGCCATGTCTCCAGGCGAGTCAGACGCCATTCCGCGCCATGCGCGGCCGCCATAACTCCGCCCGGCGTAGTAGCGCCATAGCGCAATGAATCCGGATCAATGGCGGCCATGCCTTCAACATGGTGCGCCGCGCGCATGGCCTCATATTCGTAATATTCGGCGGCGTCATAGGCGCGCCGGATTCCCTCTCGAACCTCCAGGATGCGCCATGCGTTGCGTGCGCCGCCCATGCGCGCCGTGCGCAATTTGCGTTCAAGATCGGCCAGGCGCGAAAAATCCAGGTCCTTCAGTGTCCATGATCGCGGCGCGGCGCGCCAGGCGCGCATGGTATCGCAATATTGCGCGTAACGTGCATAGCGCGCCACGGCCTCAAAGGCGCGGGCGCGGCGGCGCGCAATCTGATCCATTTCGCGGATCGCCCCATTGACACGGCGCGCAAAGGAGTCCGAGTAGCGCCGGGCGGGCGCATATCCCTCGCGGATCAGGCGGCGCGCCTTTGCCCGGAGTCCACGCGCGCGACTCGTAGCAGACATCTCCCTTTCCGCCAGCTTTTCCGCCTCATATTGCAGGTCAAGCCAATTCATGCGCCCGCGCCGCCAATACGGGCGCGCACGGTTCCATTCCCGGACAGTGAGCGCCAGAGCATCGCGAGGGGCAAAATCGGCGTCCGCACTGGACGTCAATTCGGCCAATTCGGCGCGGATTTTATCAAATTCGCGCCGCCGCGCCGCCCTGACCGCCGCGCTCCGATCCGCGCGGGCGCGGCGGGCGATATTGACCAGATCGCGCCATTGTTTGTTTGTGCGCGCCCATGCCTGAATCAGCGATTTGACGGCCAATTTCCCCGTCGCGCCGCCCGCCAGGTCCAGGGCATAATCACAATTTTCGCGCGCCCATTTTTCCGGATCGCGCAACAGGTTGTGCAGATCGGGCACATAGACTTGCGGCATGTGCGACACAGCCTGGCGCGAGTCGCCCATGTGCGACGTGGTGGTGATTGAATAAGTGGTATCTGTCAGATAGGCGCGCCCCCCATGCAACATTCCAATGAGAGTCCGATAACTGAAAAGCTCCGGCCCGCTGAAATGGAGAGATTCGCGCGCGTTGCGCCCGTATTCCTGCCCCTGATGCGCCCATACGTGCGCCAATTCGGCGTTTGAAAAAACTGTTTTCATGATTTTGACTCCTGTGTCCTGTTGTAGTTTGAGATTCCGCCAGAACGGCGGCTCGCGCGATTGACTCGCGTCTATTCACTATTGGATTTATACATATAGAATTATTAACAAATAGTTAACACGCGCGCAAGCTGGAAACATGGTTAATATCGGGTTAAGCATGTCGCGGTAATTCGCTTGACAATCGCGCCAGGACGCGCCGCAAATGCCATTGCCGGAATCCGTAGCAGGATTCCGTATGGTTAACATTGGGTTAACGGACATGGTTAACGCGTCGCGTCCGCATGGTTAACGTTGGGTAAAAGAATATGGTAAACGAACATGGTTAACGCCGGAAAACGGATGGCGGAAAAACGCGCCAGTGCGGCGCGCCATGGGTGCGTGCAAAACCTCGCGCCGGGCGCTTCGCATTGCCGGGACTGTCTATATAAGGCGGCCGCATTGCGGAGCCCATTGGGACTCTTCGGCGGCGGCCGCATTGGGGACGCCATTGGGACTCCAGACCACGCCACGCCGGGCCGCGCCGCGCCATGCCCGATAGAGAAAATCAAAAATGGATAAAATGTTGGTAAAATTATTAACTATTTGTTAAGACCTATATGGCATAAAGCCGAAAGCGAATACCTCAACAGGGAGACAAAGAGATGATTGTTGACGACGCGAGAACCTATGTGACTGCGGTCCTGGACCCGGAAAACCAGCTGGGCTGTCCGTTGCCTGCGGCACACGCGCAGCCCTATCTCATGGCGGTGGACACCATCGCCGACTCGCTGGCGCAGCAGCTGGCGGATGAAGTGCCGGACGGCATGGACTGGCAAAAACATTACGAAAATTGCACAGACTGCCCCGATGTGATGGACAAAGTTTGGGCCGAAGTCTGGCGCACAGAGGGCGCGGACAGGGCCAAGACCCCTCTCGAATCCGCCGCGCGCTACGTGGCCGCTGTGCTGACCGTGTTTGAGGGCGCGCCTGTCCGCGTGCATGAGGCGCGCAATGAGCTGAATATGGCGATATGGGCCACGCAGCATCTGGTGCGTTCAGACGCCACGGAATCCACGCGGGAATACTTGAGGGACGCGCTTTGTTTGATGAACGCCATTGCACTGGCCATGGACACGCGAGACGCGGCGGAAAACCGCCCCTTCACCGCGCCATGGGCCGCCGCCGTCAAATACGCGGCGCAGGACTTCATGGCGATGCACGGCCTCGCCGGGCTGCACGCCTTGGAGCGCGTCCTGGAGATTCTCAGGCCGGTGCCGCGAGCCGCCGTGGCGGACATTGACGAAATGAAATCCGGCGAATGAAAACGCCGGAATCGAATCTTGAAAAAGGAAAAGCGAAAAAGGAAAAGCGGAAAATGAAAAAGCCGGAATCGAAAAGCGAAAACGGAAAACGGATAACGGTAAAGCTGACCCTGCTCACCGTCGAGGCGCACTGGCATGAGTTGACTCTTCGGGGTGACGCCGCCGTGCTGGCGGATGCTGGCCGCCAGGACGCGGCGGCGCTGGCGGCATGGATGGGGGAGACGCCCATGCCGTTCGGGCTGGAATTGGTGAATCTCAAGACGGACACGAATTTCGAGGTCACAGACGGGCCGGAGATTCAGGAGACTGAAATCATTGAAAGGAAATTCGGAAAATGAAAAAGCCGATCATCCTTTGCCGGATCATCAAGACCGGCGCGCGAAGGGGGCAAGCTGTGGCTTATAGCGCCTTGCGGGGCGAGACTCTTGCCGCGTGGTATGGGGAGGGCACGCCGGGCGAGGAATCGCTCTCCACGGCGCTTAAAATCAGCCGCAAGCCGCACACGGCGCGGGAGCGGGCGCGGTGCCGGGAGCTCGCGGAGCTCCTGGGAGCGAAAACCGTCCCGGTGAAAGGGTTCAAAAAGGAAATTCGCAGAATGGAAACGGGAGACTGAAAAATGAAAACGCACGAAACGAAAAGCTATGACTGGTATCGCCGCCGGGGATACACCGCTTCGCAAGCGTGGGAAAAAAGCGGGAAGAAGCGCCCCGGTCTTTGGGACGGCCGCGCGTGGTGGATGCACCCACAAGACAAGATCGGACGCACGCCTGGGACGGAGCTCATTCTCCTGCCGAAGGGCCACCCCATGATCCGTGACATTCACAAAGACGGCACCGGCTGGTATGCCAACGCATTCTATGACGCATTCTATGACGAAACCTATACCGGCGCGGCCTTCCAGATGGCCGGGCGGTGGTGGAAGGACTCCGGGGACGCCCTTTATTTCCCCGGATACGTCGAGGCCAATGGCAGATATGTTGTCATTGACTTGTCGCGCCCGTTCTATGGCGGACGTGACATGTTCGGGGATGATGAAGAGCGTGACAAGTGTGTGCGCGCCGGGGATGATATGGCTCGCGAGGACGCCGAAGAAGCGCGCACGTATGATGAGCTGAGGCAGCGCGGCGCGGTGGCGGCGCGCAAGGCGGACAAATTGATAGAGCTCCGCCGCCAGCTTTTCGCCCTGCAGCAGGTGCCACGCGGCAAAGCCCTGGACGATCTGGCGGACGATCTGAAAGAGTGGATTGAGGAAATGGAGGGTGAAGTCCGCGAGGCGTTCGAGGATGTGAGTGACAATTACATCGACTCCGCGATGAGCGCATTCCGCGACGGATTCGAATCCGAAGCAGGCCGCGAAGCGGTCAAGGAATGGCTGGGTGAAAAGGAGCAAGCGGCATGATTATCCATCATTTCCCTGTCCGGCATTTCGCCCTGCGGGTTGAATCGCCCGGCGGCGCGGACGTGACCGTGATCGTGGGGGCGCGAGACTGGTCCGTTAAGTCCGGCGGACGGGCGGTCTATATCGACGGGCGGCGCACCGGCCGGGACGTGAGCCATTACCGGTATAGCCCCATGGCGGCGGCGCGCAGTGCGGTAGCGTATGCCCCCGGTCAGCTAGCATGGTTGAACGCCAGCGATGTGCGGACGCGCAAGCCCTTTCCGCCGGAGCTTATCCCGCTCCCCATGCAACACGCGGCCAAACGAATAATCAAAACAGGAGACTGAAAAAGTGAAAAAGATAACTATCACAAGGGAATGGGCGGAGATTGAGGGCCGGATGCTCCAGTATACTCCTATTCACGGAAAGGATGAACGCCATGAGGTAAACGCTGAAATTTGCGCTGGAAAGGTGCGGCGCCTGGGTGTCGACATAGCCGAAGACGCATGGGACGGCGGGCATTTATACGGCCTGGTTCTTGATCGGGACGATTTTGATGGCGCGGATTGCGCCAGAATGCTGCGCATCGCCCGCCAATGGGCAGATGGTGAAATATCATCTGCAGAATTGAAAGCGCACGGATGGTGCGAAGTGTCTGCGCCATGGTATGCGGATTGGCTGGCGCAGAACAACATTCGCCCATGCGCATGAGCCGGGCCGTCGCAATTCTCGCCACGGGAGCGCTGGCAGCGTGGCTGTGGCATGGCTGGGAAACCGCCGTAGTTGCCGCCTTGACCCTGGCGCTATTGATCCCGATACTGTAGCGCCGCAACAATCCATGGGAGCCCGGCGCAAGGCCGGGCTTTCTTGACTCCGCTCGCCGCATCTGATAATCCATGGGCGTTGTGAAAAGGCCGCCCTTGCCGGGGCGGCCTTTTCGTGTCTCGCCATGACGCTGGAACATGGCGTCACCCGCCAGGACGCTGGAGCATAGCGTCACCCGCCAGGACGCTGGAACATAGCGTCATTCGCCAGACACACCGCTCCCCGGCCTGTCACAAATCAAATCCGCAAAAACCTTCGATCATCCAGACGGACCCGCCATGGTAAAGCTGGCGCGTGCCTGGGTTCGCATTGCCGGAACCGTCTATACGCGGCGGCCGCATTGCGGACCCCATTGGGACTCATGGCCCGGCCGCATTGCGAACCTCGTTGGGAATTTGAGGACCCGCATTGCCGGCCCCGTTGGGAATTTGAAAGCCCGCATTGCCGGCCCCGTTGGGAATCTGGAAACAAAGGCTTGACATGCCGCTGCACGGCGCGTAGCTTGGGCAGGTCGAAACTCATGTTTGACGCCTCCCGGTAGACTTCAAGCCCGGCCTTGCGCCGGGCTTTTTCTTTCCCGCTTGACATGCGCGGATCGCCGGGCGTAGTATTGTTGATTATCAAGACACGCTGTCTGCTCGGAAGCACGAGTGGGGGAGCGGCCCCGCGCCGTGGTGATAGTGCCACACCATAGCGCGGGGCTTCTTCTTCTTGGCTTCAAGCAAAAAAGGTATTGTGCTAAATCTCGCTACATGCTAAGACCCTCGGAACCGACAACACGGAGGGCCTTCGCGAGAAGCGCACCCGACTATATTGACACCGCAGGAGGCACAGATGCAAGTCGTTGCATGGGCAATAGCCGTGCTGGATGAATCATCCCCAGCAGACGCGCCATACTATCATTTCCTCGTTTCCGATTTTACAATAACACCCGCCGGAGAGATCCGGGTCCCATACACGCATATGGATAACTACGACCGGATCGGGAAATACATGACGGAAAATGCCGCACGGAGTGTCCTTGGAATGATTCGGGCGCATGGGGGCGACATGTCGTTACTTAAAATGTGCGTCATGCAAATACAACGCACAGAGATCATGCGCACGGAAATTATACGGGGCCACTAACCACCGAAGGCGTTTTCCCGCAAAGCGTCTGTGTGGAAATGGCCGGATTTGACGAATTGAATCCTGAAAAACCGGCAATCAAAATCCCGGCTTCAAATCCGAAAAACCAAAAAGCCGAAAACGAAAAGCGAGAAAGGAAAAGCGGAAAATGAAATCCACTAACATCAAAAGCATCCAAACCGCCGCCGGGCGGGAAGAGTGCCGGGACCGGCAAATCCCCGTTGGCGCCAGAGAAAAGCGGCTCCATGTGACTCCGTTCTGTGACCGCTGCTGGCAGTTTACCAGCTGCGTGAAGGAAGCCCCGGATTGGCCGTGGTTCCGGTCGTGGCCGGGCATCCACCATATAGAGATAATCCTGCCAAACTGCCTGATGGAATACCCACAAGGGGGCAGTGTGCAGATCGGGTTTTACATCACCCCACAATCCGCCGAGTATGTTCTGGCTCCCGTTCCCGCCAAACTGGCCATGACGCGGCTCGGCCTTCCGCTGACCGTCCCGCCGCTGGCCACCGGAGGCGTTTTACCGCAAAGCGTCTATGTGGAAATGGCCGGATTTGACGAATTGAATCCTGAAAAACCGGCAATCAAAATCCCGGCTTCAAATCCGAAAAACCAAAAAGCCGAAAACGAAAAGCGAGAAAGGAAAAGCGGAAAATGAAAAATCTAGAATCAAAAAGCTGGCCGGAAAAAGCCGGAGAGGAAATGCGAGTCACCACGTCTCAATGGGACCAGCGCTTCATGAAACTGGCCCGGCTTATTGCTGGATGGTCAAAAGACCCTTCTACCCAATGTGGGGCCGTCATTGTCCGGCCCGACAAAACCATCGCGTCTGTTGGCTACAACGGATTCCCAAGAAACATCCGAGACGACGCCCGTTTGGAAGAACGGAAAGCCAAATACGTTGCCGCAGTCCACGCCGAAATGAACGCCATTCTGAATGCGCATGAGCGTAATCTGTCCGGCATGACGCTCTATGTTTGGCCCATCGCGCCTTGCCATGATTGCGCCAAGCACATCGTTCAGTCCGGGATTTCAACGGTTGTGGTCATGCCTGCGGTCCCGACGCGCTGGGAAGATAGCATAATGGCGGGCCTCACCCTGTTTGCCGAATCCGGCGTGGCGGCACGGCTTGTGGAAGATCTGGGAGACTGAAAGCCAATGTCCTTCCCCGACCCGAAAGTCCCGCCGCTTCGTATTTTCCGGGAAGCCAGAAGGCGTCTCCGCCTTTCCACTGGCCAGAAAACCGACGTGGTCGCATATGGTGATCCCGACGCTCTGGACGCCCTGCAAGACGCCTTGGCGGCCCGTAAGGCGGCGCTGGACGAATGGACAGAATGGGCAGAAACATCCGCCCGGGAGATCAGAGATTTTCTGATCACCCTGCGTGACAATATGCGGGAGTTGAAATAATGCCCGTTCCCCCTCTCAAATACACCCGCAAGAGCGCCTCGATTCTCGAAATTGACGCTGGCGGCGCAGCAATAGTGGAAGCGCACGGCACTACGACTGACATAGACCGCCTCATGGAAGCCCTGGAAGCGCGTGACATCGCCCTGTGGGAGTGGGATGAATGGCGCAGCACGGAAGTCATGGACGCCACCCGCTGCGCCCTTATGGCGGCTATAAAGGCGCGCTTTCCAGCGAAAGAAGCGGAACGTCTGATCGAAATGTTGAGGGGCCTGCCATGACCAAGCACGTTGTGGCCCTTTCCGGGGGAAAAGACAGCACTGCAATGGCGCTTCGGCTCATTGAAACAGAGCCGAGAGACTATAAGTTTGTTATCACCCCGACAGGAGATGAGCTCCCCGACATGGTTGCCCACTGGAACCGTCTTGAGGGACTTCTGGAGACGCCGTTGACGCGCCTCCCCGCGCCTACCTTGCGAGACACTATTGAGCATTTCCAAATGCTCCCAAATCACCGTTCCCGGTTCTGCACGCGCGTTATCAAACTAGAGCCGTTTTACGCATGGCTTGCGGAGCAGGAGCCGTGTATTTCCTATGTCGGCCTCCGAGCGGATGAAGAAACCCGGCCCGGTATGGTATTCTCCGAGAATGAAATGGCGGATACCACACTGCGTTTCCCGTTGCGCGAGTGGGGGTGGGGTATAAAAGAGGTCGTGGCCTATCTGGACAAACGGGGCGTCTGCATCCCCGAAAGGACGGATTGCGCCAGATGCTACGCGCAACGGCTTGGTGAATGGCATAGACTGTGGGAAAAACACCCCGACATATACGCCGATGCCGAAGACCAAGAAGAGCGCATATCAAGAACCCGCAGAAAGCAATACACATTTCGGAGTCCGTCGAGAGATACATGGCCTGCTTCCCTGCGCGATTTACGCAAGGAGTTTGAGAAAGGGCGAGTTCCGAGAGCGTATGGAGGGGGTCCGAAGTGCCGGGTATGCTCACTATGACTGCACGCATCCCCCTCGACTCAAATGGCTGCCGGCACGCGTTGGTATCAGCGCAGGATTATTCATGGCTCACCGGACTCGGACTCTGGCGCGCTTCGCAGGGCGCTGCCGGAAACTTCTACGCCAAGAAGACCGTAAAAACGAAATCCGGTCAACGGAAGGAGCTCTATATGCACCGGGCCATCGTAAAGCCGCCTCGGGGCTACGTGGTGGACCATGTGAATGGGGACGGCCTGGACAACCGGCGAGAAAATCTGCGAGTATGCACCCTGTCGGAAAACGCCCAGAACCGAACCTTCCGGAACGCCTGCGGATTTCATGGCGTCCGCCGACACGGATCCCGCTGGCAGGCCAGGCTGCTCGGCAAGAGCCTCGGTATGTTCGAGTCCGCCGAAGACGCTGCCCGTGCATGGGACGCAGCCGCCAAGCAGGAGTTCCGGGAGTTCGCCCGGCTAAACTTCCCGGAAAGCACGACCATCCGGCGTTGCACGAACATCCCGTTCTAGGAGCTGACCGATGACTATGGCACTGTTTGAAAGCCCCCTTCGAGAAGTCCTTGAGGCCCGGCAAGAAACACCGAAGCAAGCGGCCAAGGACCACATGGTTACGCCGCTGCGATACCCCGGCGGGAAGGTATGGCTGGCGGAAGTGGCCGAGGCGTGGGCTGCCACGCATGGACGCCGGATACTGGTGGAAGGCTTTGCGGGCGGCGCTGCCGTGGGGCTCTATCTCATGCACCGCCGCGCCATTGCCCGGCTGTTTCTTCTTGATCTGGACTCACGCGTCATTCAATTCTGGCGCACGCTGCTTGAAGACCCTACCGGCCATGTTAGGCAGGTGATCCGGTATATCCGGAATTTCACGCCAGACCCCGGCGCGGTCCAGCAGGCGCTGGCCCTGCGCGACACCACGCCTGCCAATTATGCGTTTGCCGTCCTGGTGCAAAACCGGTTTGCCGCGTCTGGAATTTTGGATTTTGGAAAGGGCCTGCGGAAGTCCGGATATAACAATCGCGGACTCGAAAGCATGTGGTATCCTGATACGTTGGTCGCACGCATCGAGCGGATCATGACCTTCCGGGGCCGCGTCCAGACGCAAGTCCGGGATTTCTATTCATTGACAGTCCCGGACAACGCCGCCGTGTATCTCGACCCGCCATACCCTGCTGCCGGGCAGCGGCTTTACAAGTGGTCCGCACATAGCCAGAAACGCCTGCTGCGCTGGCTTGCCGAGAATCAGGGCATACCTGCCATGGTGTCCTATGAAGACGTGCCTGCGGCCCCTTTCCGGCGCGCGGGGGTTACTACGGCGCGCATTGCCATGCGCTCCGGGAAAGCCGAGGTCAAAAAAGAACTGCTGGCATTCTCACGGCACTCAACCGTGCTGGGAGAATTGGCATGAAGTATCTGTCGCTATTCTCTGGCATCGAAGCCGCTTCGGTTGCGTGGGAACCGCTTGGATTCACGCCGGTAGCTTTTTCGGAAATCGAACCTTTCCCTTGTGCGGTATTGTCGCACCACTTTCCAGATGTCCCGAACCTTGGAGACGCAAATGATTTTCGCGAGTGGCCTGACCTCGATGTTGACCTTGTCGTCGGCGGATCGCCGTGTCAGTCTTTTTCTGTTGCCGGAAACCGGCTCGGGCTCGCCGACGCCCGAGGAAACCTGGCCCTTGTCTACATGCAGATCGTCGAGCGCTACCGCCCAAAATGGGTCTTGTGGGAAAATGTCCCCGGAGCGTTGTCAGCGGACAGAGGACGGGCTTTTTCAGCCATTATCGGGGCGCTGGAAAAACTCGGGTATGCTTTGGCGTGGCGAGTGCTGGACGCTCAATACATCCGAGTGGACGGCTTTCCGCGCGCCGTCCCCCAGCGACGCCGGCGTGTGTTCCTTGTTGGATATTCTGGAGCCCGCTGCCAGTGTGCCGCGCAAGTATTATTTGACCGCGCGAGCCTGCCGGGGGATCCTCCGCCGCACCGCACGCAACCGCATGGACATGCCCCCTCATCTGCGGGAAGCTCTGGAGAATACGGCCAGATAACTTATGATACGTTAATCCAGAACGTCACGGGGACGCTCCAAGCCTGTTTTGCTAAAAAACAGGGACTGGAAAACCAGCACGTCCGATCGGGAATGCCGATGTTCATCCCCGTCTGTTTCAACGCCCGGCAGACCCCCTGCACTTACGGAAACACGGCGGGAACTCTCAACAGCGGGCCCCCGCAAGATATGGCAGTTTATTCCGTGCATGAGAGTGAACGAGCCGAAGTCCGGCTATCCGAGGGGGTGTCAGGGGCACTAACCTGTGGGGGCGGCAAGATCGGACAGGGGTATCAAGCCGCTTTGATCGAACGAGCCATCCGAAGGATCACGCCGCGCGAAGCGGAGCGCCTGCAAGGATTTCCAGATGATTGGACCCTCGTTCCGTATCGAGGCCGCATGGCGTGTGATACGCCGCGCTACAAGGCGTTGGGGAATAGCATGGCCGTCAACGCCATGCGGCGGCTTGGGACACGAATCCAGCAGATAGAAAGGAAAAACAGTGGAGACGAACCTGAAAGAGACAGAGGCTGAGCTCGGAGTCTTGCGAGCGAACCTTACCATCGCAGAGCGGGACTTGGCGTTTCTGGAAAGCGCGGATCTTTCCGCGTCCATGACCGATAACCATTACGCGATCTCCGGGAGGATGGGGGCTGCATCCGCCCGGATCGCCGCCAAGCGGCGCCAAATCGAAGACCTGAAGGCCAGGATCAAAGCCTTGAATTGGACATTCGACGAAGCAAAGAAAAACTAATGGCGGGGCAAAGTTTTTCTTTGCTTGACGCCGAAAACGGCTCGTGCATTAATACGGGCACCGACAACACCTGAGGCCCCGAATGAAGACCATCTACACATTCGCCTGCGCGGTTGACGCCATGGGGAACACCATCTCCCCGGAAGATTTCAACCACGTTCAATGGACCAATGAATCCTTCACGGGATGGCGCCAGCGCGCCGTAGCTATATCGGCCCGCGCATGGGCGGCGCACCCCATCATGATGCGCCGCCGGCCCTACGTCGTGCGCGACACGAAGTTGCGGCATGGACGCATCGGAATGCGGCTTATAAACGCGCCCAAATGGGATGAAGCTTTGGCCATTGCCGCCAAGCACGCAGACCTGCGCGGGTCGAATGGCGTTTTGATTTTTGCGGAACGGGAAGAGTGGCCGAAGATCTTCAAGGCCGTAAAGCGACTCCATCCCCATGCCGTCCGGCTGGCCGTGCTGCACTACCCGTTCCGGACCGGAACAGGCCCGGGGCTGGACATAGCAGCGCTGCTGGGCCGCCAGCCTCCCGTTCATCTCAAAGCCACCAGCGCCGGAGGCTCCAGAATGCCGCTCCGCCGCCTCGCGGTTTACAATCTGCCATTGGAGAAAGAAAAGTCATGACCGATCCGAAGAAAAAATTTGGTGTCAAAAAGCCTTCTCTTGACGCCGTTCCCCCCGTGGCAATCTTCACGCTCGGCAGCGCCATGGCGGATGGCGCCCGTAAATACGGCGCCATGAACTACCGGGGCGCTTCGGTATCCGCAAAGATCTATTACAACGCCGCCATGCGGCACTGGATGGCGTGGTGGGATGGCGAAGACCTTGCCAGCGACTCCGGAATGCACCACCTGGGACACGCCATGGCGTGCGCCTGCATCATTCTCGACGCCGAAGTGCATGGCACGCTGGAAGACGACCGGCCTGTAAAAGGTGATCTCCCGAAATGGCTGGAAGCCCACACGAAGGCGCAGGATGGAAAAAGCGCCTCCGAAGCGTGCCCTGCCGCCAAGATGGACCTAGAGGCGGAAGCTGACGCCGATGCTGCTTACCAGCAATTCGAGCAGAAACACGCTCGCTGGGCCAAAGACCGGCCCGGACGGCGAAACCCGGATTTCAGCAGAAGACCCGCCAGAGTGGCGGAAGATTCCGGCGTGTCCAAGCAGGACGCAGAACGCATCTCCAGGGCCGCACTGCGCCTGTCCGCAGCGTATGGCAACCCCGGACCCTCAAGACGGATCGCCCCCTACGCGGACTGTTTTGTGGAATCCGTCCAGCGGACCCACTCGATACTCCGCGCCATGTTTTACGCGCAGGGGGACTTTCGCGAGGAATTGAAGTTTCCTGCTGGCGTCAGGAATAAGATCGGCTACATCTTGAGCCTGCCCTACAACACCGCCCCGGAAAAGCTGCTGCGTGAGATCCACGATTTGGCAGACAACATGCTGGACCCCAAATGGTCGTCAGTGTTCCGGCGGATCTGGCTCGAATATGCTGCTCCGGACCCGGGCGCGTGGGACAGCGTGTATCCTTCCGGGCCGGCGCGCTCGCCGGAACCCTGGAAACGCGCATACCTGGCCAGTCCGATGTCAAAGATTCGGGATTTCAATTTCCCCGAGATGCTCGCGCTTGAGTGGATGGGCAATGCCGTGCCGGCTCCGAGCCAGCGGACCACGATCTTCAATCCCGCGCGTATCGGACGGAAACTCTGGCCGGACGTTCCGGCCGCCGACGCCATGTCTCCAGAGGGGGATCCCGAACGGCTTCCGGACTGCTACAATCTGCGCCGCATCATGCGGGACAACATCAATTGGATCACCGATCACGCCGATGTAGTTCATCTGACCGAGATTGGCAGCGAAGCCTCGGAAGGTGTGCAAGCGGAATTGCATCTGGCCAAAGCCCTCGGGATTCCGGTAATTCCTTCCAGATTCGACCTGGCCGTTCGGCAGCATCACGTGGCCGCGCGGTGGAAAATCCCGATCCGGCTGCGCCGGTTCCTTGGGCCGCTGACTGTGGCCGAAGAAAATGAAGCTCGCAAACAGAAGGAAACATCATGACTGAGTCCCGAATAAGCAATATCGCCCCCGCGCTGGCGAAAGTGGTCGAACGTATCGAAAATCTGGAAGAGGAAAAAGCGGCCATCGCCGCTGACATCAAGGAGGTCTATGCGGAAGCAAAGGGGCAAGGCTTCGAGGTCAAGGTGCTGCGCAAGCTGATCGCCCAGCGAAAACGCGACCGGGAAGAGGTGGAAGAGGAACAAGCCATCCTCGATCTGTATATGCACGCGCTCGGCATGGTCCCCTCGGCCAATGCCACGGAATCGGAGGACTTGCTGTGAGGATTTTCCAACTATTTCTTGCGCTGGTCTTGTCCTTCGCCGCCGGGTCCACCGGAACCGTCATGGCTTTGCTGGCTACCGGACCGGACGGACGGTTCGACAGCCAGGCATGGGTGGCGTTCAGCGTGACTTTTGCGCTTCTCGGACTGGCGGCGGGTATGGCATGGCTCTCTTTTGCGCCCCCAGCAGCCGGAAACAGGGGCAGGAGACGCGAGTCGCGTCCGCAGGCCCGGACATACCTGCTGCGCCGGAAAGACAGCGAGGCCCTCATAAAAGACCGCTGGTGGGAGGACTACACATGAACCGAATGCTTGAGCCTGACCGGCGGCAGCGCCAGATGGCGCGGAAATGGCTGGCCGCTTCCGAAAGCCAACGTGCCATAACTTCCGCACAGTCGAAGATCCGGCATCTTGAAGCGGCGGTGTTGTGCTTGCAGCACGACATGGCCAAGATGGAACGGGGTGAAATGGGCACCGAGGTCCTGATCGCACTTTGGCGGATGCCGACCAGCGGCGGGCGGCTCGTTGTTCTGAATGGCCGGACCACGCCCGCCGCCGCCAGCATAGACGCCTTCGCGGATCTTGTGGCGAAGAAGACCGGCATATCAAAAAAGGATCTCTATGGCATGGGCCGAGTTCCAGCGGTGGTCGAAGCGCGCCGGGCCGCGTGGGCGCTGGCCTATGCGCTATCTCCGCTGCGTATCAGCTCCATGAGGCTCGCCAAAGCCTACAAGCGGCACCACACAACGATCCTGCACGCCGTCAACACTTTGTGGCGGCGGCCAGAAGGTCGTGAAATCGCCCTTGGAATCGCCTACGACCTCGGGCGGCAAGAGGAGTTCAGAATGTGGCTGGCGAACCGGCATCGGAGGGGCGCAGCATGAATATTCCATTCCCCCCGGGCAAATATGGCGCAATTCTCGCGGACCCGCCGTGGGACTTCCGCGTCCGCTCCTCGAAAGGGACTGGACGGAGCGCGTCAAATCACTATAGCACGATGCCGACAAAGGATATTTGCGCCCTGCCCGTGGCCGACATGGCAGACAAGGATTGCGCTCTGTTCTTGTGGGCGACGGGCGCCATGCTCCCGGACGCATTCGAGGTCATGAAGGCTTGGGGCTTCACCTATAAATCCATGGCCTTCACGTGGATCAAAGTGAACAGGGACGGGGAGACTCCGTTCACCGGGATGGGGTTCTGGACCCGCCAGAACGCGGAGTTCGTGCTGCTCGGGACAAAGGGACGGCCAAAACGGATAGCCCGCAACGTGAAGCAAGTAGCCATGGCGCCCCGCATGGAGCATAGCCGGAAACCGGAAGAAATCCATCGGCGCATTCAGCGTCTTGTGCCCGGGCCGTATGTCGAGCTCTTCGCGCGCCGTCCCTTCCCCGGCTGGGCCGTGTGGGGGGATGAACTGCCCGATGATCTTATCCGGCAGTCCGGGATAACCGCAACAGATTTGGGGGGTGTGCTGTGACATACTCCCGCCGGTCCCGCTACGGGCGCTCCCACACATGCGCCAAGTGGACAGATTCCATGGTGGAAACCATGCTGCGTGTGCTGCATTCCGGCGGATCATATTCCGACGCCGGCAGGGCCATCGGGCTATCCCGCAACGCCGTGGCCGGGAAACTGAAACGCATGGTCGACGCGGAAAACCCCGACGCAGCCAACAGAGTCGTTGGTAATAATCGCAAAACCAAACAGGCAATTGCGGCAGCAGAATCCCGGGCGAAAAAAGCCAAAGCCCGCGCCGAAGCCAAAGCCAAAGCCAAGGCAGCGCCCGACCCAAGAATACACGGCATGGAAGTCCGTCCCGGCGGGATCACGCTGGAGGACCTGGACTACGGCTTTCATAAATGCCGATATATTATCTCGGGGTCTGAGCGCCCAATCCGGTATTGCGGGGCGCCTACAGAATATCCCGGGAGTTCGTGGTGCGAACACCATTCGGACGCTGTTTACGACAACACGCGGACTCTTGTGAGGGCGCAAAACCTGAAGAAGGCCCGGCGGGCCGCAAATCGTGAAATCTCGAACCGAGGAGACTAGAATGACCAAGGAATCAAAAGCCCCGGAAGGCGTAGCCGAAGGGCTCAAAGCTGCCTCAGAGTCTGTCAGGGAGTGGGCCAAGGCGCGGCAGGATGAAATCTTCAAGGACGGAGAGGAAGCCATGCGGCTTTTCAACGAGTTCGGAGAGCGCGCAGCGGATCGGCAATCCGCCATAAACACTCTTATCGAAGAAAATGAAAGTGATCTCCGCAAGACTCTGGAGCAGATCCAAGAGCGCCAGTGGCGCTAAAATTGCGTTTTTGCCCACCGATGCAGGCGCGCCGGGGTCATTCGCCATGGCTTTGGCGCGCCAACAAGATGCGCTGCGAGCTCCGAGCAGAACCAGCGCTTCCGTTTCTCGGCCCGAAATGGGCATAGCACGGTGCAGAACGCGCCGAGCCAATCGTATTTCGCGCCGAACGGGACTTGCCCATATGCCGCCACCAGCGCCGGGCTGGGCGGCAACGCGATATAATCCCAATGGCCGGGCTTGGCGTGAATCCGTTTTGCTCGAACCCCACCATCCCGGGCGCTGCTCGACACCCATTGACCGCTTGGAAAGACCAGCTCGACGTGCGAATACTTCGAGAGGGTCGCAAGGCGGACGACCCAATCCCAAAATCGCCCTCGGCCCTTATAGAAGGCCAGCGTTATGAATCGCTGATCAGCCACCCGTCATCCCTTCCATGAATGACGCCAGTCTGACAGGCGCGGCGGCGCGAACCGCGTCAGCAAACGCCATAAGCGCATCGGGATCGTCTGGAATGGCCGCCAGAGACACCCGGGCCTCCCGTAACGCGCTTTCCGATGCTGCCATGGCGGCTGCATATGCTTGCGCTTTGGGGGCGATTTTTGAGGCCATGAAGAGCGCCTTGTCCGCCTCGCTGGCCAGCCCGTTCGCCGTAGCTTCATTGTCGGGGACCATAGCGGCCAGCGCGGATTGCGCGGACGCCGCACGCACCGGGTCTTCTCCGTTCAAGTCTTCGACCAGTTGGCGCTTCGGCGTCCACGTAGCCATCTCAATCGGCGTGGCGCGGCCAGCAATTGTTTTCAACGCCCAATCATAGAGGCGGTCGATTGTCGTCGCGGCTACGATCCGGGCCGTCGCTGCGTCCAGATCGGGAATCCTGTATCCCACCACTTGCGGCTCTGGCGTCCCAGGGATGAGATCGGCGGGGTCAAGCGGGTCCGCCGAGTCGTCAATCGGCGGCGTTGGGTCCGGCAGGCCGGCAAAATCTTCATAAACCGGCACCAGCGGAATGCCGTCCGGCAGCCACACTTCGGCCAGCCCGTCTGTTGCCCGCGCCGGGAGTTCCAGATCGTCGGAATAGCTGGCCATCACCAGCCCCATATCGTCAAGAAAATGCCTCATAGCAGCCGGTTCCACGCCCCCATATTGCCTTCCGTATCCGCCACGGGGCTCAATACGATGGAGCCCCCCGTGAAACTGTTTTTATCCACCACATTCCATGAATTTCCGTGCGCATAAAAGCGCCTTTTGAGGTCCGGTTCCGTGTCTGGCGGAATGTCCCATCCGCGCGCGTAAAGGCACGAATTATTATAAGTATATGCGAGAGAGCTATTCTCCCGGACCTTGAAATCGCTCGCATACACTTCGGAATTCATAGTAGAATATGCAGCATACCTGCAGCCTGCAACATCCACACCAAGCGCGTATACTTGCGACTCATTCTGGCAATTCACAACGTCACCAAAAATGTGCCTAAAGTATACGGCATCCGATGAACTGTTTTTTACGGTCAGATTGCCGCCGCGCACAGCGTATATCCCATGATTGAGATACAGCCCGGCCACCGTGTCATCTTTATAGCCGCTCACAGCGATCGATGCACCGTCAATCGCCGTGGACAAATACCCGTGGTCAGCGATGTGGTGCCCGCCCCAATACCCATAAATCTGCGCGGCGTCGTTGGCATAATACCCAGAATAGGCATTGATCGTGCTGATTCTGCCCGCCCTGACCTGCCCGCCATACCGGGCACGGATAGCAGTTTTTTTACCCGCGATGCTCTCATAGAGGATATTTTCGATCCACGCGGACGCGCCATATGACACATCTATAGCCGTCCACCCTTCAAACGTGAACCGAGTTGGATACGCACCGCGCAGCAGGTCTTGGTCGTGCGCTATATCATGCGTCGAATAATCATCTATCTTTGGGAGCGCCGCGCCATGCTCCGCGCGCAAACGGACGGACACATTCTGCGGGTGATTGAATATCATAGGATCCTTGAAAGAGAACGTCCCGTCACGCGCCACGATCTCCAATATTTTCCCGGCCTGGGCGAGGTATTTCGTTGTCTCGTAATAGGCCGACAGAATACCTTCGCTGCCATGCTCGCCCCAATCTCCGGGGTGCGCGGAACCAGCATCCGGGGCGACGTAAATCACCATCGAATCGGCTGTGCTGCGGATGATTTCCAGCCCGTTATACTTGGGCACGTATTGTCCGGATTCCGCGAATTTATCGAGGACGGGTTTGTTCGGATGCGAATGGGAAGCCGCTACGGCCGCGTCAATTTGAGCTGGCGTAGACGTTGGCTTGCCCAGAATGAGGTTCCAGGCATGAACAATATCCGTGCTTTCCGTTTCTGAAACCTTGGTGAAGTCATCTGTCGCGGCGTTGTAGATGTAAATTGCCGCGCCGGAATCTACCAGCGGATCCGCCGACGCATCCCGGACAAGCACCATTTCCCGATCAGCCAGGGCGGGCTTCAACGCATCACGATCCGGGATCGTCTCCACGGCCTTGATTCCAGAAGCCCCGGCCGAACCCCCGGGGATACCTGAATGGATGTCGCCCATATACGGCATGTCTTATCCTTGATAGAGGAGGTTCCGTGTCCCGGGGATGCCGCGCGACGCAACGCGCAGCACAAACGGGACATCGAAATCACGGACCTCGATGACGATCCGGTGCATCTCGCCGTAAAACTGACCGGACCGCTTCGGGTGCGCCGGATCCACCGCAGTCAAGTCGCCTAGGCTCCCGGCGTTCTCCGGCCACGATTGGATGATCGTTCCGTCTCCGGCGTCCACTTCAAACCGGACCCGCAGCTTGGCGTTCCCCGTGGCGCCCCACCACACCGAAGGATCCACGAAAATGACCTGCTGCGAGAACGCATACTCGCCGTTTCCCGTGACTTCCGCAAAGCCGATATGATCGGTCATTTCGACCCCCCTTGCAGCCCGTGCGCCTGATTTGACCGGTTCATGCGGTCATTAAGCCGGTCGATAGATACCAGAATGCGCTGTAGGAGCTCATTGGTTGATTCTATCGACTTCTCCACGCGCGCCAAGCGCTCTCTCGAAGCCCCATCTTTGGCGCGAAGGCCCTCAATGGCATTGTGGTTGACCTCGATTATGCGCCCGAGGTCTTGAATCGACCGCGCATTGGTGGCGACATCGGTTCTGGTGGCGTTCAGCCATGCGACCACTCCTAGGACCGCAGTGGCGAACGCGATGATCGTCGCCAGATTTACCCGTTTGTCCAAGTGCCACGCCCCATCAACCATGTTAATCTGGCTCATTTCTGTTCTCCCGCCGCGTCTTTTGCCCAGCGGGCAAGCTGGTGGTGCCGGGCTGCGCATTCCGCCAATGCAACTCGATGATCGACCAGCGCGCGCCGCGCTGATCTGTCGATGTCCGGTATTGCGCAATCTTCGGTGAGTGTGGCCGGCGGTATCGGACGGTCGCAGAAAATGCCGGGGCTATTTGATCCGGCGCAAGCGGTCAATGACAGCAGGATCAAGGTTGCAATCCTTCGCATCCGAAAAGCCCTCCTTTAGCTTGGCGGCCACGGCTCGAAGTTCGGCCATCCGCTTGTCCGCGTCTTTCTGCCGCTCCAAGGCGGCTCGCAACGCCTTCCGCAGTCTCGCGGATTCGGCTTCATGCGCCGCTGCCAGATTGGCTTCCCAATGCGCATTGCAATCAGCCTCGGCGCGCTTGGCGCCTTGATGGGATTTATATACCCCATAGCCCTGCATTGCCGCAAGCCCCAAGGCCATCAAGACCAAAGGGTTCCGGAGGAACGACAGCCCTACCCGCAGTATTCCGAAAAAAGGTATCATCGTGATAGGTATTCCCCTGTCCGGTGCTTGATGACGCGATTGCGCCGGGCACGCCAGGCCGCCCACGCAATAACCACGCCTGCCGTGCCTGCGAACACCAGTGAATGCGTCTCGATGAATGTGGCGAACTCCCCGGCCAGCCGGATAGCGTCGCCCATCGTTCCCGACTGATCTTTGATGATCGGAAGCACTTCTTTGGCCGCGCCAACAATACCCGCCCCGCCCGCCACCAACGCCCCAGTCTGCATCCCCGTATTGGCGCGGGCGATGTCCGTGCTGCCCATCTGGGCGAGGTCTGCCGCCGTGGCATTAGCGCGGGCAGGCGCGGATTGGCGCGGGCTGGCGGCTTCAAGCGCCACCAGCAGGTTATCTCCGATTTCCGTAGTGAGCGGCAGCCCATGTTCGTTCTTGAAGGCCAGCACCGCCGCCATGGTGCGCGGCCCGAGGATGCCATCCACGGTGCCGACTTCATGGTAGCCGAGTTCTTTCAGCCGCGTCTGAATGCGACGCAAGCGCTCGCTGGAACCCGCCCGCTGCGAAATGGCGGGTCTTGGCCCATCCATACCGGCGGCGCGCAGCGTGCGCTCCAGGCGCTCCGCAAGGCGCTTGAAAGGCTCAAAACTGTGACGGTCTCGCGGGTTGACGGTCTTGCGCGCGGATTTGTAGTCCAATGCGCGGCGCGAATCGTAATACCGCGTGAGCCGATGTCGCGTGAACCATCCGCGCAGCATCCCCTGAACGAGGATGAACGCTGCGACATCTGGACGCATAACCGCCTCGGGGTCGTCGAGGATGTCGATCCCAAATTGCTTCCGGCACGCCGCACGGGCCGGTCCCGCGAAATTCGAGCGGTGCGTAAGCTGCACCATGCCACGCCCGATCCAGTAGTCGCCATTGGCATCCCGGGTCCAATATTTGTGCTTCACCCCGCGCAGCCGGCCCTTCCGCCACGCGGCTTCAAGCCGCCGGGAGGCCGAAGCGGCATTGCGGGCCAGCGTTTCATAGACAGGGACAATCCGGCCCGCAGTCTCCCAAATATCGGTGGCAAGAAACGCCGCCATGACGTCGGCACGTGTCACCGCCGCGTCCTGAGCCGCCGATACGATGGCGCGAATCGACGCTTTGCGCTTTCGGGTAAGCCGCGCCGGGGCGGGATAGCCTTCAGCCCGGGCGTGCCGGCGGAGATCCGCAATGCCTTTATAGAGTGCCGGAAAGTCCATGAGGGGGCTCCATCAAGTGAGGTCGATGTCTTGTATCACGGATTTCCACGAATCGGAAGTGCCCCCGGCGGGTTCATCCCGGACCGCCGTAAGCCGCACCTTCCGGGACACGGGAACCGTGCCAAAATCCGCTATCGGAATATCAAAAGTCGTATCCCCTTCCGGCGCGATGTGCGTGGCCAGAACCGCATTGCTGGAGTCCAGAACTTCGATCCGGGTTTTCTGATCCGTTTCCGGAGCCTTGGTTGCCCCGTCCCAGCGAACCGCCACTCCGTCTTCGTCGATCCGGTTTCGATTGGCCCACGTTACGGTGACATCCGACCCGCCAGAATGGCTGGCTGTGTTTGGCCACGCAGTCCCATCCAAAGCCATGTTGGCGGGCCGTAGCGGCGCATTGGCGCGAGCGGAAGGCGTTACTGGTATGGTGGGGGCCGAAGCGGCGTCAAGGACGCCCAGCCCCGTCCGCGTGAGCAGTTTGACATTGAAGGCAGCCCCTTCATCGTGCGCCACCGGGTCCACCGGCAGGATATGCTGGTTCCACGTCCAGACGGACTCGCCAATGCTCCACGCCGAAGGCAGCGTGTCGAAAGCCCCTCGGAGCAGCGTCACAGTGTCCGCAACGCTATCGTAGGATTCGATGATCGCGATTTCATGTGCATCTTCACTGCTGCCAATGATGATCATGTTCCCCGTTTCCGGACCATACGCTCCGGCGAAGGATGAAATGAGGTCGTCAACGGCGATAGTCGTCTCCCACTCCACAGCAAGCGCTTGCCCGAGGGTGCCTTTATCCGTGAGTGGCAGCGCAGCCTCTTCGGTCCACACCGTGTTACCTGCGCCGTCCGTCGCTTCCACGGCCACCGAAAACCCTGAACAGTCCGGGGCACTATCCCGCGCCATGATGACCATCCACGCCTCGGGGTGAATGTCTTGTTCGTTCGACACCAGCGCGTATGGCGCAGTCATGATAACAGTCTGACCAAGCGGGGTCGGATCCGTGAGCGTGGCATCCCATGCCGCATACGGCAGCGCGATGGCGGTTGGAATCGACAGACTGTAAATGTCTTCGGCCAGCGTGACGCTGATCGGCATCTTCCCCGGCGCGCCGTAGTCAATCGACGTGACGCGCATGATGATATTGCCCGTCTCATACTCCGGCCAGTTCAGGCGCACCAGATCGCCCGGTTCCAGTCCCCAAAAACTCCGGTCGAGCTGCATGTCCGCCAGCCGCTGATTGTATCCGGCCTGCCGGAGATCCCGAAGTGCCAATTTCCACGCCAGGAATGAATCCCGGACCATGTAGTAGGTCCGCGTGTCTGCGACAACTTGTCCCAGGGAATAAATGGCGGCCATGTCCTGTGCCTGCACGGTTTTCAGCGACTCAGTGGCTGGGTCTGTCCACTGAACCGTGACCGCGTTCAGCGTGGACATGCACGCCTTGCAGGCATATTTCAGCATGACGGCCACCGAAGGCGTGATGGTCCGGATAGCCGGATCGTCGGACGTGTAGTCGTCTCGCAAGAGCCGGAGCTTCCATTTTCCCGTGTCGGGATTGACGATCATGATACCCTGGATGTGGTCGATGATGTCCTTGATCAGGTCTTCTATTTTCTTTTGCCGCGCCCACACGAATGAGATCCCGAACTCTTCGGATGCCAGCGTGCTGGCGGCGGACGTGAAACTGGCCGTGTCGATATACTGCGCCGGAACGCCAAGCCCGTAATCCGGATCTCGCAGCAATTCATAAAGCACATGCGCCGGGTTGGCGTTCGGCGGGGCCGCGATGTCCACCACCGTCGAGTTTTCCACCGTGTTCCCCGTGCTGCGGTCAACCACATACCGGACAACCCCCTGCCCGGGAATCGTTGCGCTGGCGGGATCAAGCTGCTGTGGAACGTATGTCACCTGCACGCCCATGGACATGTCCTTGGGCCTCTCCTGCTTGTCGTAAGACCTCCAGACAAAATCATAAAAGAACATCATGGCGATTCCGCCCATGCCGGGAAGCGTTGCCGGCGTGCCCCCATACGCCGTGCTGGCCAGTCGCGCTGACATCTGCTGGCCGAGCGTGCCCACGTAGAACTCGACCTCCCCCTTCACGCCGCCGTTGTCGCCAAACAGCGCCGGGAGATCAAAATAGACAGTTTCGTCGGCAGTTATGGCGCCAGACGTGCCCGTTCCCGAGCTGGACCCACCCGTGAGCCCCGGGAACCCCTGGGACGCCAGACGTTCAAGCGTTTCAGCCCACACCAGATGCTGATTTACCCACAGCATTCGGAACGTGACAGGGCCAAAGCACACCCCGAAATGCGCCGACATCTTGTATTCATATTTGATGACCCCGGCGCAGGCTTTCGACCGCGCGCGCCAGCTCCCAACGCCGCAAATCATTTGCAAACCCTCCGGGGCTCCATTGTCTCTCTACCATACCACAGCACGGCCGGGTTCTTGACAGTGACCGTCCCGAAGACCACCAGAGTCGGCTTTCCAGATTCATTCCCCGATCCGGTCTTCGTCACCGCCCATGATGGCAAGTTTGACGCAGGCTTGGGCTTCCCGGAGCATCCGCGCGCGGCGCTCGATACAAATCCTGTCGGCGCAAATTCCATTACGATGGCCCTCCAAAAGGCATTCCGTTCGCAATCGGCTCGGTTATCGTGCCGCCGAAGTGCGGCAGGTTGCTGAATACGTCCCGGCATGTCCCGTAGACCTTATCACAGCCCAATGAAAGCGTCACGCTGGCCCCTACCGTGAGCCCTTCGGGGACGACGCTCAAAGTCAATCTGTCCTGCGCGCCATCCACGGCAAGAATGGAGGCTCGGGCCACCCCGTGCTGCATCGACCACAGGAGTTCCCCGTAGAGGTAGCGGTCCTTGTCATGCGGGATGTTCCAGCCCGCCGAGAGCGTCACATCCGCCCCTGAGATGCCCGCCACCGAAGCCGTAACCGTGAAAGACGGCCGCGACGCCTGACAAGCGTCCCCATAAAGGACGTGTGGGCAAGTCTGCTGATAGACTCTCCGCAGCCCTGGGCGGGCAGCCTCAACCTGCTTGGTGTCAAACGACGCCGTAAACACATTCTTGGCGAACACCGCACCCGACATGTAGCCATGGAACCTTTCGATGAACTCGGATTCCCCAAGGTGGCCTTCTCCGATGGTGAGTGTAATCGCCCAGAACACCGGATGCGGGCCGAAGAACAGACGGGCAAAATCCTCTTTGAAGTGCATACTCACATTGGTCCTGCGGCGGTCTGACCCTACATTGGCGACGATCCGGTCATATTTGATCGGGATTGGCAGATAGGTCAATCCGCCATGGTCCACTGAATCCTCCGCCGTGGTATAGCAGTAGACCGTCGAACCGATCTCGAACCGGAACAGCGTTATCGGCAGGCCGTCTTGCCGACTGGATTCCACACCATCGTAGGACATCAATCTGCCTCCAGAGCATAAAATGACAGCTTGGCCTGGCCAACACCCCTGACCGGCCATGACATGTCGAACACATCCCCCGCGAACCGGGCCAGATACAGCCACTGGCAGGTCACGATGTCCGCCAAGGCAACATCGTTTGCCCATGGATCGTTGACAACGATGTGCGTATCATCCCCCGCAGGATCGCTCACCGTCACGAGGCTGGTAATCTTTTGCAAGACGTAGGTGCCATTGGCAAGCCGGATCCGAAGCGCCTTATGCACGGGGCTGTCCACATAATCCGAATAAAACTCCTGCCCCTTGATCCTGAGCAAATGCTGCCCGGCAGTCAGCCCTTCCATGGGCATGAAGTCCTGCACGAAGGACGGCAGCCAGAACGACTTATCCGCGCCCCGATGGACCACGAAGAAGTCTTCCAGCGCCTTGGCTTTCGCCATGCCGATCTCGGTCCATGTCGCGGAGAACAACCGCTCTGGATACGCAACCGGCGTGTTGGATTTTATCCGGCCCTGCCCGAAATCCAGATCTTCCCGGAAGGTCTGGAACCGGATGCCCGGTGTATCGCGCCAATTCGGGTTGACATCCAGCACCTTGCGCCCATCAAACTCCGACGCCCATGCGCGCGGCCACCATTTAATCCCACCGGGGTTGACGGCCAGAGACAGCGTGGCTTCCAGAACAGTGCCCGTCCGAGGCGACAATGGGGTCTGCCGCGCCAACTTGCCGGGAAGCCCGAGGGCGAACTTGGACCCGGCCGGGAAATCCTTGCCGATAGGCGAGTGCAGCGTGGCGGTCTTAGTGCCGGAATCCATGGCGTCCAGCACACCGGACTGCATCGTCTTGTCCGGCGCTATAAGAACCACCAGCGCCCCGGGCAAAGCCCATTCCGGCGCCACATCCAAAACAACCGTAGTGTCCGCCGCCGCCACCGGCGCGGCCGTAAGCACGTGCCGGACATAATCAGGGATGACCAGCGTCAAGTCGAATTTTTTGGCCAGCGTGCGCAGGAAATAGTGTTGGCGGGATTTTATCGCCAGAATCCGCATCCGCATCGTGCGGCGCGGATACTTCCGAAGCGCCCGCCGCTGTTCGTGTCCGTCGCGCGCCTTGAAGATGTCCGTCCGGTATTCCAACCGATCCGTCACGGACTGAACCCAGTTCGGCGGAACTTCCAGCAGCACCACCCGAAGCCCCATGACGGCCACCGAAGGCGTGCCGTTGTCAAAGGAGAACAGCACATGGGCGTCAATGGCCGGCGGGCCTTCCAGTGACACGGTTATGTGCGTATCCACGCTCTCAAGTCCCGCAAAAGTCTTCGGCGTGGCCAGATCAACCGAAATGCCCGTGTCATTCACAATGCTAATGCTGTTCAGGGTGTGTGGCGTGAGATACGCCGACCAGATCGACAGCGGGATCTGCGTCTCCCCGGTCAGTGTGCCCAGATCAATAGCCAGCGGCGTGATATGATAGGTATTGTAGAAGATGTCGAAATAGGAGTGCATCCGGCACCCGTTGCCGGAGAACGCCCATGACGGCGACACCATCGGCACCGATGGTGTCGCCGCGCACCCGGCGATCCGAACTTCATCAAGAAGCTTGACCTGCGGCCCTGGCGCGGACAGCGTGACCCCCGGCGCGCCAGCGCGGTGCGTGACCTCTCGATTTTCGTAAATCCGGGGCATCCATTATTCCTTGTAGGCGATACCAAAGGGACCAGTATTCTCATTGTCCGCGTAGTAATTGGACGTGGTGTAATCCATTTCATCCGTCAACAGGTTCATCTTCGCCGAGGGGAAAACCCGCCACGTATCCGTCCCCACCACGACCGCCTGGCCGGGGGTGAGATTCGTCATGTTGACGCCGCGCACTCCGATGGGATGTCCCATGGGCCGATAAAAACGCCCGTTCGACCCCGTGTCGTTGTTCGAGAAAATCTCGAACGTCGCCAGGATGTTTGCGTTCGTGAGTGGGGCAAACCCCGCTTTCAAAAGCCCGTCGACGCACCCGTCATTCAGCCCGCCGAAAACTTCGGTCCCAGACCCGATCTTGTCCAGATCCTTGGAGTCATAATACCCGCTCGAACGCTTCATGAAAAACTCCCGAAACCGCGTCGCATCATCGACGTGATCAATCAACAGCCCGCCACAATGGCCCGGCCCCCACATCGAGGGGTTCGTTTCGTCTGGAAAGATGCCCCCGAAGAGATGCCGCATGAGTTCGTTTTCCCATGTCCGCGCGGACTGGTAACTTGGCTTGTAATCCCCGACGTTCGAGCCTGACATGACAATGCCGTCGCCATAGTTTCCATGCCGTTCGATGCGTCCCAGATAGAAGTGCCGGAAATGTTGCGCCGAGAACTCAATGGCCCCGGCGATAAACGTGGCGTCACCAGATGCAGCTGAATGCCCGAACATGTGCAATTGCGTGGCATTCCGGGGCGTCGCGTCCGAAGATCCGGATCCCGTGGCGTGAACCGGAGCGTGAACCCGACATTCATTGCTCACCGGGTTCCCCCCGTCAAAGCTGAACCACGCGTAGTTGTTAAAAGCGTAATCTGGCGACGACCCTTCGGTAGTCCCATTAAGCGCCATGACTTTGAACGTGCGCGACGGACTGTTCGTGCCCGCCGGATACGTCATGGTAGCGGTTGTCTCGCCATTCGGACCGGCAGCCCCCGTCGCAGCAGACCAACTGGCCATGTTGTTCGTGATGAAATCCACGATCTTGGCCGGCACATCCTCAATATTCGTCAGCGCATATGCGGTGTAGGCCATAGGCCCCTCCTTATATCGTTTTCAAAGCCCACATGTCGCGGGCGTCTTGGCGCCAGACATTCGGAAACACAATGGCCGGATCGCCGTCAATCGTGATCGCAGCCTCGGCCGACAAGCCATTCGCCGGAACTCGGAAAACCCCATCCAAATCCCCGTAGGTGGCCACCGCGTCGCGCTTCACCAGCGACATCGGCGTGGCCGGATACCCGCCGCCCAGGCAGGTCCGGCTCTTTTCCACGACCATGTGGCTCCACGGCTTGCCGGTAGTGTCATCCCACCATTCCAGATCACCGCTAGCCGTGGAAGGCTCCAAATTTCTCCCATGAACTGTTGGGAAAAAGATATTCGTCTCGGGGCCGTCCTCGTGGTGATTCACCGTATCCCACACCCCGGTCGAGGGCAAGAACCGCGCCGAAGGCGATGCCTCCTTGGACCCGCTGGTGTCATACATCGAATCCGTGAAAAGGCGGTGCGCCCACGTCGCGTCATTCCATTTTGTCGGATCGTTGCTGCTGTCGAGGACTGGTCCGCCCGCGCCGCCGATAAAGAGCGGATACGGATACTCTGCCGGTGTGACAAACGGCAGGAAAAACCCGCCATAGAGCGCCTCGTAATATGTGGAGACCTTAACCACCATCACGAAGCGGCGGCCTGACATGACCAGCCAATAATTCATGGCGGAGTCCGACGTGAGCATCTTCACGTAGGCCGGAGACACACCGACATGCTCCGCCATCGTGGTGGCCGCAGAATTATACCCTTTCAGGCCATAAACCCTGATCTCGTAGATATTCGATCCGGTGTCTTTGATCTTTTCGAGACCAATGTAAATGTGATCAGTGCCAGCCGTCCCAGGACCCTCAAAAACATATTGGTCGCCCACATTCCACTGCTGGACCCACGCCTGCGACGCGGCCACCAAAGCGCCGTTCGTGGTCAGCTCGGTAGTCAGCCGGGAGAAAAGAGCATCAATACCCGTCTCGGACCCATTCACATAAGCCATTCTTACCCCTCCAGGGCTTCCCGAATCGCGCCCGAGTTGGCGCGAACCGCATTGATAATCGCTTCTTCCCCGTCGGCGCTTGACAACGCCTCGGACAGGAAACTCTGCGCGTCGAAAGTGTTCACGATCTTGACTCCTTGCGCGCCGCCGCCGTTGGCCGCGTTCCGAGGATCATTACGTGGCAGGACTTCTTCGCCTTTTTGCAGAATAGCCTGAACTTCATCCGCCCGCAAACCCGGCATCCCGCCGGAATGGAACCTCATGGCCGACAAGTCAGGGACCGCGAACCGGGTCGGCGCAGGCGTATGCCCCACCACGCCGCCCGCATGAAACACTTTATGCGCACTCGCACCGGCGCCTGCCCCAGCGCCCCCGGAAACCGAAGACCCGCCGTTGCGCGCCAACCGCTTCCACAGATCGCCCGCTCCAGCGGCACCTTTGACCATGCACGCCCACCATTGAGCGGTGTTGCGGGGGCTCACCTTGTCACAAACACCGGACCTGCCTTTTGGCAGTGCGCCACCATCCCCGCCGCCGCCACCTGGGGCACCGAGCCATGGGTCAGACGCGCCGAGGGGCCTCGACGGTGTGACATGGCCCCCGTCATCATACGGTTTGGCCTTTTTACCCTTGGTGCCCGAAGACGCTGCGCTGGAGCTGGATGACCCGGGGCCGCCCGGGCCATACATCTGGTCATTATTGCGCGTAAGCGACCCATCTGGATTAACCC